ATGCCGGGAGTGGTTCAGATGTAGTTACCAAAGAAAAGTTCGATCAAATGAGTTTGGTCGAGAAATCTAAATTACGCGCAAGCGATCCAGAAGCGTATGAGCGTTTTATTGGACGCAAAGCATAAACAATTCACTATTACCATTAAGGAGGTAAAAAGAAATGGCAGATACCAATATTACAATGCTGTCGGACTTGATTGATCCGCAAGTAATGGCTGACGAGATCAACCTGAAACTTATCGACAAGGTGCGTTTTGCACCGCTGGCAACCATTGACGATACGCTTGTTGGTCGTGATGGTGATGAAATCAGTATGCCTTACTATGGATATGTTGGGGCAGCCGAGGATGTAGCCGAAGCAGGCGCGATCCCGATTCGCAAACTCACAACTGACGTAAAGAAAGTAAAGGTTTCAAAGATCGGAATGGGTATTTCCTACACCGACGAGGCGCTTCTTTCTGGACACAACAACAATATCGCAGAGGAAGCAACCAATCAGATCATCACATCTATTGCTGATGGCGTAGATAACAAGTTCCTCGCAGAAATGGCAACCGCAAGCGTTTCTTCCGACGTTCCGAGCAACGGAAGCGTAGCAAACGCTATCATCGACGGTGTTATGCAATTTGGCGAAGATTTGGATGGTGAAAAGGTACTCGTTGTTCCGACAGACCTTTATGGTCGTATCGTTAAATCTGGGGATTGGATCGCAAACACCGATACGGGTGCAGATATTCTTATTCGTGGATCACAGGGAAGTATCGCCGGATGTCAGGTTGTTATCTCTAACCGCCTGAATGGTCTGTATAAGTACACCGAGGTTGCAGAGCCAGCCGTTGCAGACATTGGCACATACTACGAAAAGGATATGTTTGCAAAGTATACAAAGACCACAGACGTTGCTATTGATCCGGCAAAGACCTATTATACCCGTGAGAGCGTTGTTGGAAAGTCAGCGTTCATCGTTAAGCCGGGCGCACTTCGCCTTGTTCGCAAACGTCAGACGCTTGTTGAGTTTGATCGTGACAAGCAGACACAGACCAACTTCGTATTCGGCTCTGATATTTTCGCGCCGTATCTGTACGACCAGACGAAGATCGTGAAGTTGAATCTTCTGTAATCAATAATGGAGGATAAGACCTATGGGAATGATGACACATAGGCATAGACGAGAAAGGGAGGCGAGGTATCTTGCCTCCCTTAAATCCTCTAATGCCAAACGAGTACAACCGAAAGCGGAAAAGCCGGAGGTTAAGGAAGAAGTTGTAGAACCTGTTGATGAAGTAAAAGACGAGAGTGTAACCTATACAAAGTCTGACATTAACAGAGCAAGCACAGCAACCCTGAAAGAGATCGCAAGTGAAGTTGGGATCGAGGATGCGGAAGATAAAACGGGTAGTGAGTTGAAAAAACTTATCATTGAAAAGTTAGGATTGTGATAACTATGAAAGAATACAAAGCGATAGAATACTTTACGGATGCACAAGACAATGATTATCCGTATGTAAAGGGTGACAAATATCCGAGAGAGGGTTATATGCCATCCGAAGAAAGAATCAAGGAACTTTCTACGCCGTTTAACGCAAGACAACTCGCGGTTATCGAGGAAGTTAAGCCGCGCCGTGAATACAAGGACGAGGATTGAACATGAGCATTGAGGAACTGAAATATGCCATAATGGACGAACTTCGCATTGAATTGTCAAATGATCCGTCTTTTTCAGAAGAAATGTTAAGTGTAAAGGTGGATAATGCGATTCGCGAAGTCAAAAGAGCAAGACGTTATCCATTTTTCTACACAGAAGAAGTGATAAATCGAGATTTATGGGATTTATACCCAAATATCAAGAATATTGCGCTTTATGACTATAACCAGATTGGCATTGAAGGTCAATCCGCATCCTCGGAGAACGGCGAAAACCGCACATTTGTTGATAGAAACACCTTATTCCGAGGCGTAATACCGTTTGCAAAGTAAAAGCGTAGTAGGATGGGGGTGAAAGTATGTGGGAATCAGTTGAACGCCTTGTTGCGTCCGGGAAAGGATGGTTTGTTCTCATTATTATTGCACTTGTAATCTTTGCAATCCGTCAAGGCTATATGAAAGTCAAGACAGAGAAAGTGATGATTGGCAAGGACTTCGGCGAAAGAGAACGTGCAATCCTCAAAAACCAGATAGAGTATGCTTATCGGATGTGTACCGGGTTTATAAACGAAGTACCTCGATTTGATGGATTTGACGAGTTTCAAGCAAAATACATCATCGAATTGTGCTATGACGAGTTAGTTAAGTGGATTTACTTCAATCATATAGAAACGAAGAACAGTTACATCGAGAACAAGCAAGATATTATTTGGAGTATCATTCAGACTAACGTATCTCATAAGAAGTTATCGTCAGAGCAATTCAGAAAACAAGTAAACGACAAACTTGCACATATCATTGAGCATTTGGTGTTTATACGAGAGGAATACAACTAATGAGAACGTGTAGGAAGAACAAGCAAAGACTTATGTATGCCTTGTATAAGGGTGTTGCAGAGCCAGAAATTGTGACAGACCGGGATGGAAATCCCATGTTTGATGATGATGGAAACTATGTATATGACAGTTCTTCCGTATGCGATCTTTATGAAAAACCTATTTCGTTTTTTGGCAATATTGCATTTCGTTCCGGCGAGGCTGATGGCGAGGCTTATGGAATTTCGGTAGGAGATTACGATAGCACGTTGATAATGAGTATTGGCGAGTTGCCTATTGATGAAACGTCACTAATTTTCAAAGATAGCGTACCAGAATATGATGATAAAGATAATTTGGTACGCGATAGTGCTGATTTTTCCGTTGTCAAGGTGCAACCATCACTTAACATGGTTGTATACTTGCTTAAAAGGATTGTGAAAAATGCGTAAATTCAAGGCAGATTTGTCGGCATCGAGCCTTACAAGGTTGGCAAAGGACTTCAAATCGTATGTCGGAACGCTTGATTATAAGTGCGATATGATGGTCGAGCGGTTGATTTCTGTCGGAATCCCTGTTGTCGAAGCCAATATGCAAGGGTTTGATGGAGATAGTTCACACGCTTTTAACTACTATTTTGAGATACATCGTAGCGAGGGTTACGCATACGGAAAGTTCATTGTCGAGAATGAGGATATTCTTTTTATCGAGTTTGGTGCTGGTATTCACTTTAATAAAGGAGAATCGCACCCACAAGCAAAAGAACTTGGTTATGGTGTAGGTACATATCCCGGTCAGACACACGCTTTCGATGATGAAGGTTGGTGGTATTGGGATGGAATCAGAAGGCATCATTCATTTGGTACGCAAGCGGCTATGCCTGTGTATAATTCCTATCGCGAAATGGCAAGTCAGGTAATTAACATAGCAAAAGAGGTATTTGGTGATGGATGAGTTTTGGTATATGAAAGTTGAAAGCATAGTTTTCGACAGAATTAAAAAGAAATCGGCTGAATACCTGTCCAAATATAAGGATATAAACTTTACTTCCGAGGAAGTATCGCAAGCACCTTCGAAATTTCCTTGTGTGGAGATCAGGGAATTAGAGGGTTTAGAGCAAGGACAAACATTAGAGGGCGATACAGTTTGTGGGTATCGTTCGACATTTCAAGTAAATGTATATTCAGAGAAATCAAAGCAAATCGCAAGAGATGTAATGGAAGAAGTAATCAGCCATTTCAAGAAAGATTTGCTGTTCGAATTGGTAGCCATTCCTATTCACGCGAATATCGGCGGTATACATCGTTATTCAGCAAGATGTAGACGAGTAATAGGTGCTGGCGATAAACTCTAAAATAGGGGCAAAATCGGGGCGAATTTCGCCCTGTTTGCAATATATAAGACAGAAAACTTCCTTATGGGAGTTTTTTTGTTGCAACAATATACAAATTCCATAAGGAGGTATTGAAAAATGGCAGAAACAGTAACTACTGTACCCGGTATCTCAACTGTTGGTGTTCGTTTGGCATATTGTGCTGATATGGACACATTTGTTGCGCCGGAGGCTTCGGCTATGACACTTCTTACCCGTATCAATCAGGCTGGGGCGGTTGCTCTTGACACACAGGAGATCGACGCTTCGGCATTAGAAGATTCGATTACGAAGTATATCGCTGGCAGACAAGACCCCGGTGGTGATTGGACAGTTACCATCAATGCAACGGATGCTACCATTACTGAATGGGAAGCGATCAAAGGTACAAAGAAGGTGTTTGAGATTTATGCACCGGATTTGACAAAAGCGTTCTGGGTACGCGCATCTGTACCGCCTGTTATCGCGTCTGGCGAGTTTGGACAGAACGAACTGAAAACTATCGAACTTACATTGACGCTTGTTGATGTATTCGGCTGGCAGACAAAGGTTACGCCGAGCGTTTGATAAACACTATGGGGGTTATCTTCGGATGCCCCCATTTATTTTTTGATTTACGGGAGGACACAAAATGAAAGAGATCAAGGTAGGAAATAAGAAGTACAAACTTCAATATGGCTATGCCGTAGTAGCAAAAGGCGGCATTGTTAAAAGCCTTATTGAGATGCAAGACATGATGGATGGCGCGGAAAGCGAACTTTCTGGCGTTATTGAAACGATCATGGGAACGCTTGACGAGTTGCTTTTAGCGGCTTTACAGAAACACCACTCAAACGAGTTTGGGTATAGCGTTCGTACCGGGAACGGACACGATGAAGCACTCGAAAAGGTTGACGAGTTGCTTGACAAGTATTTTGAGGATGAAGAAAATGATCCAATGGCTCTGATTGCCGATCTTTCGGAAGAATTGGAGAACAATGGTTTTTTAAGACAACTTCTACGGACAGAGCAGAGCGAGTAACATCAAACGTCTATGTATCTTCCGTAGATGTAAAGAAACAAAGCGAGTGGAGTTGGGAATATTACGAAGAAGAAGTTATCCCGTTTTGCTTGTTTATCACAAAAGGATATGGCTTTTCGATTGCCGACATAGACCAATCTTGTCCGAAAGAAATGGAGTTTTATGAAAAAGCATATCAGCATGAGGTTGAGCAAACCGATGTGAAAGCATGGATGTTTGGGCGATACACATACGTTGCGTTCGGTTCTGTGCTTGCACAGGCTTTTGGCAAGAAAAGTTATAGACAAGGCGATAAGTCGGCAGCATATCCAGAAATTCCGTTTATGCAGCAAAATGAAACTCGCGAAATGACGAAAGAAGAATTTGACGCTTTACCGCCTGACGAAAAAGAGCGTGTTCTTATGCAAGTGATTGAAAACGCTATGTCAGGTGCGGTAGAAGGATTCAACAAGAAGAAAGAATCAGAGGGTGGCGAAAATGGCTGACGCGCAAGTAATAGATCGGTTAGCAATAGAGATTACAACGCAAGTTAAGAATGAGGCGAAATTAAAGCGTTTCTCGGATGCGTTGGATAATCTTGCCACTATATCCCATCGCGTAAACACGAATAATCTTCAAACAACCGCCTACAATGTGAAGTCGTTTGCAAATGCTCTTAAAGTCGTAAAAACCAACGATATAAAGAATTTTGCCAACGCACTTCATCGTTTGTCTGAAATCAAGGCAACGAATGTTGGCGGCTTGGATTCTTTATCTAAATCTATTATCAATCTTACCAATACCGCGACAAATACAGAAGGTTTAAATCGCCTTGTAAACTCACTCGCACGACTTTCTAACGCTAAAATTGGCGGTTTTGACGCAAATAAGTTCTCACAGATGGCTACATCACTTTCTAATTTTACGAGAACAATGTCAGGCGTTGGTGATGTTGATAATGGTATTGTACGTCTTGTGAACGGCGTAGCGAAACTCGCGGATAGCGGATCGAGAATGAAAATCGCTACAAACGAGTTTCCAAAGTTTGGTCGTAGGCTTACTCAACTTGTAAAAGATTTGGCAAGTGCTGGCACAGTACAGAAATCGACCGCAGACCTTGTTACCGCTATAAGTTCACTTGCAAACGCCGGGAAGAAAGCCGGAGAGGTTACAGGTAGCCTCGACCAATTTGGTGATGCCGTAGTTCGTCTTGTGAAAAAATTACAAGGTGTTGGGAACATCAATGGCAATCTTGCTCAAACGATTAGTGGACTTGGCAATCTTGCACAAGGCGGCATGAAGATAGGTGGGTTTATGCAACAAACCACCTATCAAGCGACAAATCTTGGAAATGGACTTAAAAAGGTTGGATCGGTAGCATTACGGGTTATCAATCCGTTAAATTCGTTTGGAGATAAACTTGGTAAAGTTAAGAGCCAATCAAAAGGGTTAGCAAGTAGTATAGGACTTCTTTATGCGAAGTTTTGGATGCTTATGCGCCTTATTCGTGGTGTTGGAAAGGCAACAGGCGCGGCGCAGGACTATATCGAGGCGTTCAACTACTTTAACGTAGCATTACAGAAGATTGGTGACGATAGCAAGGATCAATTCAAGCGTTTCGGCTATGAAAGTGCCGATGAATACGCAGAGAGTTTTCAGGATAGATTTAAAGAACTTCAAAAGACCATGACGGGATATGATGTTAATTCCCAGACAGGTGATTTGAAGTTTACAGGAGATAGAAACCTCGGTCTAAACATCAAAGATGTAATGGAATATCAAGCGCAAATTGCGCAGATTACCAACTCGACCGGGCAATTAGGCGAAGTATCCATCATGGCGGCAAAGTCTATGTCAATGCTTGCTGCCGATATGAGTTCTTTGACAAATACCGATTTGGTACAGGTTCAAGAGAACTTTATGAGTGCCTTAAATGGACAGACGAGAGCCGTATACAAGTACGGCATTAACTTGACAAGCGCAAGTTTACAACAGATCGCATATAATCACGGAGTAAATGAATCGGTTGCCAAACTCTCTATGGCATCAAAACAGCAACTTCGTCTTATCGGTATGTTGGAGCAATCCAAAGTGGCATGGGGCGACCTAAACCGCACGTTAGATCAGCCAGCGAACCAACTTCGTAGGCTACAAAGCGGTTTCGCTAACCTTGCAAGAACGATAGGAAGTCTTTTCTTACCACTTTTGAACGTGGTATATCCTGTTCTTAATGCTATTGTCATGGTATTGCAAGAGTTTTTTGGTTGGCTTGCGAAACTTGCCGGAGTAAAAATGCCGGATATGTCAAGCGCTCTTTCTATGCCTGACATTGAAACACCAGCAGAAGATGCCGGAGAATTAGCAGACAATACAGGAAAAGCCGCAAAGAACGCAAAGAAACTGAATGACAACATTCAGGGATTTGATGAAATCAATAAACTACAAGCCGATAACGACACATCCGGCAACGGAGGTGGTAAAGGTGGTAGTGGTGGTCTTGGCGATATTGATTTATCGAAAGACATTCAAGATTTGCTTAACCAACTAAACAAGAAATGGGAGGGCAAATTTGCTGATAAAGCGTCAAGAATTGCAAAACAGATCAAGGAAGCACTTATCGAGGGGTGGAACAACGGCGGTGATTTTACCAAACTTGGTCTTGACTTCGGAAAATGGTTGACAGATAGCCTTGATAAAATTCCGTGGAACACGATCAGGCAGAAAATCAATAAGATTGTTCGTTCTGTGGCTACATTCCTTAATGGTGCATTTAAGGGTGCTAATTGGAACACCATTGGAAATACTGTTGCACAAGCGTTAAACACAGTTATTGACGCTATGTATACTTGGTGGAACACGATTGATTGGCTCGATCTTGGAAATCGTCTTGCAACGGGCGTAAATAGTGTTATACGAAACTTCGATTGGAGGAAGTTTGGTAGTTTGCTCGGAACAAGATTGCGTGGAATGATCCAATTTGCGTTTGGATTTATCACGAAAGTTGATTTCAAGCAGATTGGCACAAAGATTTCAACCGCAATCAACTCTTTTCTTGCCGATATGGGAAAAATCGACGCAAGAACTGGTTTGTCCGGGTGGGCAGAACTTGGAAAGACAATCGGAGATGGTGCAAAAGGGATTCTCGATACAATCCTTGAAGTGCTTGATAAGGTTGATTGGGATGCCGTAGCAAATGCAATAGCAGATTTTCTTGGTGCTATTGATTGGGTTGGCGTTCTTACTCGACTTGGGAAAGTAATTGTAAAGGCTCTTTGGACAGCAATCAAAACCGCTGTTAAGGCTTTTGCAAACGATCCGTTGGGTGTTGGCGGTGCGATTATAACTGTTTTAGGTGGTTTATTCGCATTTGGCAAACTTAAAGGACTTGTCGGGGTGATTAAAGCCGGGTTTGGCAAGGTTTTTGGACTTGGTTTAAAAGGGGCTGTAACATCGTCTGGAATTGCAAGTGCTGTTGGAACGGTTGGAACATCCGGGGGTACGGGTCTTGTCGGAGGATTGTTCGGAAAAGTATTCAAGTCTATCAAAAGTGCTGGTAGCGGTATAGCAGCATCATTTAGGGCGGCGTTTAACGATAAAAAGATTCTTGATGTATTCACAAAGGGTGGTACAAGTTTTGGCGGTTCATTACTCGCCGGAATAAAAGGTGCATTAACCGCTTCAACAATTAGTACGGCACTTGGAACAGGAATACTTGGTGCGGCGGCTATTGTCGCTGGGAAAATCGGAACAGACCTGATAAACGACTATTACGATGAACGTGAGCAAGCGAACACGGCTGCGAAAAATGCCGGGAAATCCAAAGCAACGGCTGATTTTGCGGTAGGTAGAGCGAACGGCAAAAAAGATATTCAGATACTTAACGATAGTACAAAAAACGCAAAGTCAAACCTTGATAGCCTCAAAAAGAGATATTCCGAGGGAGTAAAATGGGCGGCTGATCATCCGATCCAATATACGTTCATGGGTAAAGGAGAGAACTTACAGTATCTTGAAGATCAGATTACAAAAGAAGAAGCACGGATCAAGAATCTGAACGACCAATACACAACTGCACGAAGGCAATCTATCGAGAAGAACGAGAAAAAGGTTGATAAATATCGTGAGAGTGCGTTGAAACGCTTACGCAAACTTGCAGAAAAAGGCAAGATTACATGGTATGAATATGCGAAAGCACAAAAAGCCGTAAATGATAATGCTGGCAAAGCAAATGAGTTGTTCGGTCTTGCAATCACAAAAACAGACGCATACAAAGCATCTACACGGAAACTTACAGATGCTATGACAAAAGCGAATGTGCCTTATGAGCAACAAAAGGGCATTTTGAAAAAGTTAAAAGATGCAATTTCTGATGGTCGCATTTCTCTTGAAGATTATCAGAAAATTGTTAAGAATAGCAAGGGTGACGTAAACAAACTCAACAAGGAAATTGCAAAGATACCTAAAAAGAAAACTGTCAATGTAAATATAAAAACACCGAACATTGGTGATGTTAAAAAGCGACTTAACGCATTAAAGAAAGATATAAATGTTAAAGTTAAAATGCAAACCGTCGTTTTAGGACAAGGAAATACGGTTAATAAACAATCAACAAGATCGTTAATCGAGAGTGTTCTTGGTGGCGCAACTCCGGCAAGTATTGCTGAAAAGAACGGTTATGTCAAGGTAAATAAGGATGGCTCTGTAAAGGTAAAGAAAGGTATGTATTCCGATTTGGTAAAAGCCTTGAAAGCAGCAAAGATCAAAGTTACACGCTTTGCACAAGGCGGTTTTATCGAAGATGGCGTATTTACGATGAATCAAGGTGAAATGGCTGGCAAATTCAACAATGGAAAGTCTGTTGTAGCGAATAACGAGCAAATTTCAGAAGGCTTTGCGAAGTCTATCACACAGACGCTTGCCCCGGCTATGTATTCAGCTGTTAAACAGGCTATAAGCGAGGCTAATAATGGTGGTGGACAAGATATTAAGGTTTACCTTGATGGCAAGCAAATAGCCGAAAATAACGTGAAATACATACGTCAAATGAACAGATCAACAGGAAAACCGCAATTTGCGTAATGAGGTGTAGGAATGGCTTTTGTTTTTAATGTAGACGGGGTTTCAATGTACCCACAATATATACAAAAGATCAAATATGATGATGAATTGATATGGTCTGAAAATACGCGAAGAAACTCGTCTGCCTTAATGACAGGCAAGATTAAAGACGATAAATACAAGTTGGACATATCATTTAA